TTACCATGCAGTTGCAATATCTAACTGATTTGGATTTGACGCTGCAAATCCGCCTGTATCTACTACTATCGCTGTACCAAGGCTGCTCTCTACAAGCGATCCTCTTGGATGTGTGTTCAGATCTGCGGCAACCATAACATAATCACCGTACATTTTTACGCCATCCTCGCGAACCCAATACTGCCCTGGAATTCCCATTCCCTGCATCGTTGCTACGACACCATTCATATTCAAGTTGTAATACGTTTCTTTTCCGCTTGGTCCGTAGTTTACACCCTTGGATGCAGTCAGCTTTCCGTCTCCGGTCTGATTTGTATATGTAGTCACATATGTCTGTGCATTTTGTGCGGTTTTTAAAACTGCCTTCTCTGCATAATATGTCTCTACCGTCTTCAGGAATTCATCATAATTGTCGCGAACTGCCAATACCTTGTCTCGCTCGTCGCTCGCCATCAGTGACGGCTTGATCTCAACTGGTAATGACTTTACATGTGCGATGAACTCCGAATATACCGGATTCGTCCGTGCTTCGACCATCGTCTGAAGCATGCTTCTGTCTGCAACCGATGTTTCTTCTATCATATTTGTCACATTCATATTTGTCTGAAACTTCGGTGTGAGTTTTGCTACATCAGTCGTTACAGCCTTTGTCATATCATTCCCAATACTCTCTGTAACTTTCGCTGCCTGAACAGCTTCTCCGATGCGCTCCTGCGTTGTAACTGCTGCAAGCACCATAGACTCTGTTGTCATTGCCGGTGCCGGAGCTTCTGCAAGTACCTCTGTTACCTTCTCATTTGTTGTGCTATTGGCTTTGTAATCTTCCAATAATGTTGGTGCGTATAAACATACTGCTAAGATCATCACAAATCCTATCATTAGCTTTTCGATGTTTAACCTCATCTAATCACTCCTTTTCCAAAACCGTTTGTTCGCAACAAACTTCCCCTATTTAACATCATGTTTGTTAACTTGTCAATACATTTTTGAAATTTTTTAGAAATATTTGAAACATTTTTGTAACATTTTTCGATGTTTTGTCACAATTAATCACATTTCCTGCATTATTTACATATTTTAGAACAGCATCCGAACGAATTCGACAACCGCGCATCGACAAAAAGGCACAAAAAAATCTCATGCCATTTCTGACATGAGATTCTATTTGCACATTCTATTCTATATAGAATTTCAGGCATAAAAAAGTAGCGGAAGGGGGATTTGAACCCTCGACACCACGGGTATGAACCGTGTGCTCTAGCCAACTGAGCTATTCCGCCATAAAAATGGGACCTATAGGGCTCGAACCTATGACCCTCTGCTTGTAAGGCAGATGCTCTCCCAGCTGAGCTAAGATCCCATTCGTTTTTGTGTTGTTTGCTCAACACTCTTGCTATTTTACATACCTTGCTTCCATTTGTCAAGCATTTTCTTGAATTTTTTAACATATTGAAAAGTCAAGCAATAAATGCAAAACTTTACTTGCGAAACATCATTTCATCATTTTGCACAACTCTGTTTGCGTTTTGTTGGTAAATTTGCACAGACTACCCCTCTTTTCGTTTTGCTCTCTGCTTATTCTACTCTATTTATGCCAGTCTTGCCAGTTCTTCCTGGAACAATTCGCCGGAGGTTTTCCATCCGAACATCTCCCTTGGGTAGTCGTTGATCCAGTCCTCTACCCTCTGGATATCGTCCTCTGTCCGGTCATCGAAGTTCTCTCCCTTTGGTATCTTCCTGCGCACCAGTCGGTTCTGGTTTTCGTTGCTGCCACGCTCAAAGGAGCAGTATGGGTGGCAGTAGAACACGGTCACTCTCTTTTCGGACTCATCTGCTGCCGACTGCTGCATTCCCTCCCAGTCAGCGAACTCCGAGCCATTGTCCACGGTTATGGTCTTGAACACCTGCCCGAATCGCTCTCCCCATTCCGCTTCTAACTGATCCAGTCGCTTGCAGACCTGCTCAGTCGTGTGCTCATATAAAAGGTATATGAGTTCGTTCCTGGTCTTTCTCTCTGTCAGTACCAGAAGGCTGTGTTTGCTTTCCCCTCTTTTACCTACCACTGTGTCCATCTCCCAGTGTCCGAATTCCTCTCTGGTGTCGATGTCCTCTGGCCGCTTCTCTATGCTTGTGCCTGCGTTGGCTCTCGCCTGCCTGCGTACTTTCTTATTCTTCTTTTTCCGTCTGCCTTTTACTGGGAGTTCCTTATTTGTGATTGTGAGGAATATCCCCTTGTCGATGTAACTGTAAAGGGTCGGCTTGCTAATCTCTGTTTCAAACTCCAACCCCTTGGCTTTAATTTCTCCGAGGACTGCTCCGGGTGAGTATCCGTCCTCTGCTATCTTTGTTTCTATGTACTCTGCCAGTCTGTGGTCTTTGCCTATCTTAAGGTCTGGACCCTTATCTCGCAGGTTCTGTTGATACTTATCCTCTGCGATATCTGGGGAGTACCGTTCTTCCTCTGTCAGATCTGAATTGGTATGTGTGTATGTTCCTCTCTTTATCTCACGGTATATGGTGCTGACATGGACTCCTATCTGGTCAGCGATTTCCTGTTTGCCGTGTCCTGCTTTCAGCAGTGCTTCTAATTTCAGCCTGTCGGCTCTGGATAACTGTTTAAATCTGCGCATGGCAGCACCTCCTTGTCTCTTTCTACTATTATCGGTGTTAAAGTTATAAATTTCAATAACAAAACACTTATAAATAAGGATAAGATACCAACAAAGAAGTGGTGCTTTTATGGTTATATTTTTGTTGAATTTATGGGTTATAAAAGACTTGAATACCTCCGCAACCCAAGGTAATATACAGACAACCTAAAGGAAAGGAGGTGTATCCGATGAATTTGGATGATTTGGTTTCTAAAATAAATAAGCTGAGTAAAGTTGTTCGAGCCCTTACTCAGCTTGCATTGGAAATCGGAACGCTCGTAGCGGTTATCCGATTCATCATCTTATGATGATGGCTTGGGGGAGGGGTCCACCTCTCTCCCTTGCTTCTCAAAATATACCACACGATTGGAGGTCTTGTCAATGAAACGGTTATGTGTTTCAGTTTCGGTTCTGGCTTTTCGGATAGCGGAGTTGCTTATCGTGGTTTCTGGTCTGCTTCTCCTGCTTTCCAGAATGTAGCCGGTCCGTCCGGGGCAGTGCATCTGCTCCGGCTCTAACCCACCGATGTCTGGTCCCAAGTCCAGAAGGCGGAAGCGTGAGGGGAGCAAAGGACAATGCCATGTCTGAGTGATGTCTGACAAGTTTGCCTGGTTTTTAATGTGAAAGCCTTAAAGGTAGGAGGAGTTATTGGTTTTTACCGATTGCCTATCGCAACTCGTTGATTTTGTTTCCTGCGTTGCAGAGAAAGGGTTAGGTGGTGTGTAGCCGAGCACGAGGTCTTATCTGGTGTACCGTAACACTGGACGCTCTCTCCAGTCGGGCGAGACCGATGGGCGACATGGCTTATTGTTCCTTTTTTGAAAAACGGCGATAAATTTCCGGCGGTAAAACTCCGGCGATAAAATCTGAAAGGATCTGATAAAATGATTTATATTGATAAGTGCCGCACCGACCTCGGTGTTACCGTGGACGAGTGGGCGGTTGATGATAGATGTCGGTTCTCTGATTCCGGCAAGGTCGGCATAGGGACTGGTGTTCGTGTGCTCGATATTACTGACAAGTTTGGCGATGTTCTGGTTCGCCTTGTGATTTCGGATTCCTGCTCTGACAATGTCAGCAGGTTCTCCTGCAGGGAGGTGTTGTCTCATGAATAAAGAATTGCTTGAGCCGATCATGCGTGCTCACGGAGATAAAAACAAGGACTTGGCTGCGGCCATTGGTATGTCCGTTCCGAACTTCTCCACCATCTGGAATGGTCGTGGCGAGTTTGCTCTGAAGTATATCCGTCTCATTGCTCGGAGATATTCTCTTACCCCGGAGCAGGTCTATAAAATCTTTATCTTTCCGCAGGGGTAATCATTGCCCCTGCTTTTTCTTTGGCTTCCAAATCTGCCCCATTTAGGCAATAAAAAAGACCCAGTGGGTGTTTGTTCCACTGGGTTGCTTTTCGTCTTATTCTGGCTGTCACGGTGCGCCACGCTCTGGGTTCTGCGTTGCGGTGTTCCCGACATTTATGTCGGTCACATCGTCCGGGTGCTTACCCCCTTTAGAACCCCCTCTGCGGCACATCATACCTCCACTCTTTTTATAAGTCAATCGCCAATTACAGAAGTTCATTGACCTTCTTCTGCACGGCTGCGTAGTCGTATCCGGCTGCCTTCAGCTTCTGCTTTCTGGTTTCGCCGTTGCCCCACTTACCTGCAATCACTTCCTTGGCTACCTCAGTAACACTTTTCTGCGGTTTTACTCCAAGCTGTGCATTGACCTCTTTCTGGACTGCATCGTAGTCATATCCTGCTGCCTTGATGCGGTTCTTTCTGTCATCGCCATTTCCCCACTGTCCTGCAATGACTTCCTTGGCGATTTCTGCCACGCTCTTTTTCGGTGCGGAGGTTGCTCCTGCAAGGCGGTTCACTTCTGCCTGCACCGTTGCGTAGTCATATCCGGCAGCAGCCAGTCTATTCTTGCGGTCATCTCCGTTTCCCCAGTCTCCTGCGAGCACTTCCTTTGCCACCTCAGTGACGGATTTCTTCTCGCCCTGGTTCGCTTTGGTTTCCTCTCCGTAGTAGTAGTCCATATCTACCTTGCCATCGATGCCACTTACTGTTCCGGAACTGGTGTACTGGTGGAATGCGCAGTCATAGTCCGGAGATCCTGTGTAATCTGCGAGCCAGTACACATACTTGGAGAGCACTTCGTCCGAATACATATTTCTGTGGTAGTCGATGTTGGAATAAACACCTGCCTTGTATCCGTGGCTTTCCACGTACTCACAGAATGCCTTTGTGAATGCGATGCACTCATTCTTTCCGAGGGTCACTCCCTTTGCCTTGGCTTTCTTTACGGTGTCGTACTCAAAATCGTAGAATACGATCACATCTTTTCCGAGACCTGCCTGTTCCATCTGCTTGATGCAGAACGCCGCCTCCTGCGCTGCCTGTTCTGCGTTGAGTGCATAACTGAAATGATATACTCCCTTGATCTCGATGCCATTCTTTCTGCAGCCATCCACATACTGGCGGAACTTTGCGTCTACCGTCTGTGCGTATCCCTCACGGAGGATTGCGAACTTGATGCCGTCTGCTGCTACTCTGGCAAAGTCTACATTGCCCTGCCAATATGAAATGTCCATACCTTTGATTGCCATATCTGTTTCCTCACTTTCTGTAATAAAATAGGGCAGCCTACTGGCCGCCCTGCTGCGTATGTTTCCTGTTACTGTTCCTCGGCATCATCCGAAGCACCGATGTTGGCGGAGTCGGTCAAGCCTTCCCCGATGATGTAAGCCACCACGGACGCTCCTGCCATAATCAGTGCAGTTACCTGCGTTGCCGTGTTATCTGTTCCGCCTGTGGCGAGTATCATCATTGAGACAAATGATGCCACTGCCGTCCACAGTTTTCTGCTTGTGAGTTTTCTTACCCAGTCGATTTTCTTCATTGCTTTGTCCTCCTGTTATACAATTTGTTTAAGTGCCTGTTCGTTCAAAAAGTCCTTCTGCTCATGCTTGACTTTCTGAGCGTAGTCGAGTGCTGCGTGCATATCCCCATTGCAGTGTGCGTCCGGGATTCTCTGCACCGCTCTGGCTGTCGCTTCTCCGAGTGCCAGGGAAGCATTGACGCAGTTGATGATGCAGAGTTCATTCTTCTCTCGGATCTGCTCTCTGGCATCTACTTCCTTCTGCCGTTCTTCCCGCTCTGCTTTTTCCTTGTCGGCACGCTTCTGTATACTCTGCTCGATGAGCCAGAAAAAGAAGCCAGTCAGTGCCGATGGGATACTCGCTGCCACGATGATTGCTGTCACATCCATGCGCTGCACCTCCTCTCTAAAAAGACCGCCCTGTCCGGACGGTCTTTAATTCTGATTTAATTTCTCACACCGCTTGCATGGGTACTGCGTCATCGGTATGTGGTAATTTGTGCAGTGGGCACAGGTGCCGCTTTCCTTGCAGTCGAGGTCACATTCTTTCATGTGCTTATGGCAGTACCTGCTCCCATGTGCGTGGATACATTGGAAGTTATTTTGCCTTGGTTTCTGCCTTGTACTTCTCGCCTGTGATTTCCTCGTACTCTGCTTCATCAATAGTTCCCTTCTCCACTCTGGCTGCGATCTGCTCCTTTGTCAGCCTGCCTGCGGTATAAAGTCTTTTCAGACTGTCGATTAATGTTCTCATTATAACAATCCCTCCTCGATAAGCTGTGCGGTGTAATCATCAATCGCCTTGTCGGTGTTGATCTGCTTGATGGATTCCAACATCTGGTATTCCGATACAGTGATTTCCCTGCTATCGCACTCCCAGTCGGTGTAGGCTTCCATGCCCTCGGTTGCTTCGTGCTGCACTTTCTCGATGTTCTTTCTCTGGATGTAGATGCCGTCAGCCACAAGCTGCAGCTCCTGCGGCTCCTCGGAGCATCTTTCCTTGGTCCATTCCTTCATGGTTCTGCCTCCTTTTGATTTTTGATATTATTTTCTTAAGCCGGCCCACATGGATATAAGGTTTTATCCTGCTCTGGTAACAGTCGTATGTGTCCGTGCAGGTAAACCATCCCATGTACGACAGCATGGCTTCGATGTGTCTGTGAAAGTATCCACGGTTTGCTTCCTTTGACCTCTCCATCTTCTTTGCCAACCGTGTTGCGGATAGCATGATGTTCTTTCTGATCAGCGTCTTGTTTCTGTAAAATATAAAACCCATGAAGTCCAGTGCCCTACCTATCTTCCGCTTGCCCTTCTCGTAGTAAAGTTTGCAGACTTGGTAGTTGTGCTTCAGCTTTAATCTGAAACGCTGACCGAGTATCTTCCTTATCTCCACGATGGCTCTCTGGAGGACTTTCTTGCTGCTTGCGAATATGACGATATCGTCCATGTACCTTTGCAGCTTTGGCAGACCGAGCACCTCTGTGATCAGTCGGTCGAGTGGTTCTAAGAGGTAATTTGCCAACCACTGGCTGATGTAAAATCCGAGAGGGATTCCTTTATTAAATCCCTGTAGGCATAATCCGATGATGTATAAAAACCAGTCATCCTTGATTCGGATTGCCAGTTCCCTCATCAGAATTTTCAGCCGGATACTATCATAAAAGTGCCGGATATCCATCTTTGCGAAGCACCGTGTTCCCTTCGGGTCATGCAAAAGCCACCGCTCTATCTGTCTCTTTCCGTAGTGTGCTCCACGCTTTGGGAACGAACCGCAGGAGTATGGATAGGCTGTGGCTGTGATGATTGGCTCTAGTACCAGAACGATGATGTGGTGCAGCCATTGTTCATGGATTTCTGGCATATAAATTTTTCGTCTTTTCCCATGTTCGAAGATGATCTTCGGGGTTCTTTTCTTTGGTTTGTATGCCAGTTCCGGGTGTGGGACGTCCACTCCCTCCGGCTTTGTGTTTAGGATCATGTCGTACATTTTCTGCACCTCATCATCGAGGTGTGCGTCTATGTACTGGATCTCTTTTCTCTTGGTTTTTCCTTTGCGTAATTTCTTATATGCTTTCCGAATGACATCATCCTTCAGCATTTGTTGATACAGATATTTGTACTCTTTGTGACCGTGTTCCGGTTCATTACGCAGATGGATTTCTGTGTGTGTTTTTCGCATTCTGCTGAGTACTCCTATAAGATATTTTTTCTTCTATCTCCTACGCACGGCAGGTGCGACCGCTTTACCGTGCGTCCTGTGTCGGACTCATTTCCACTCATCTTCCCAGTAATGGTGAGTAAACCTTGTTTCAAAGGTCAGCGGTGTAGGAAGCAGGACTGCTTTGGGTTGTTATTCCGTTTAAGATAGAATAAGGCGGCCCCGATGTTCCAGTTGGCATTCCCGGCAGTGTTGTTCACATTCAAGTAGCGCAAACCATCATTCGTACCGTTGTTGCAATTACCGAACCGAAGGGCGACCGCCCGAGGTGACGCAGTCCTGCGCCCCTGTTATTCTTCCTTACGCTATTAAAATCCGATTTTGTTCCACTGGGGGAATTCTGCTGACGCAGACCCCCAGACCCCCTATCACGGTGTCTTGCTTACGCTGCGACCCCGACAGGTGGTAAAAGAAGGACGGCGGCCCCGATGTTCCAGGCGGCATCCCCGGCAGTGTTGTTCACAGTCAAGTCGCGCAAACCAGCATTCGTACCGCCGTAGCAAGAACCGAACCGAAGGGCGACCGCCACAATCTCGACATTCTGCCACAATCCGTCACATCCACCTGTTGATGTACTTCCCTTGCATGGATGAACCGGAACTACTCCGAAGCCGGGAACGGTCTGGTACTTGTGCGGATAGAAAATACCTGTTTTCTGGGTACTTCCGTCATCGTTAAGCACCTTCGGAAGGCTGATGCCTGTATCCTGGTACTTCGCTCCGGTCACATCGTAGGTGTAGTTCTTGCTGACCTTGTATCTGCCATTCACAAGGAGTGTGTATGGGTCACGCATCCACTGTTGATATGTTCCAAGGACGATGGAGTGGAAGATCTTGTTGAGTGACTTCGCATCCTTTGTTCCGTAGAACTGTCCACCGCCTACGACTGCGTTCTGCTTTACTCCGTTGGTCGGCGCAAGGCTCGCATCGTATCCGCTTGAATTTCCATAGCCGTATGCTTCCTGTGAGTTCGTGCTCTTTGCGAACATGATCAGAAGGTCAGTGATTGTCTGAACAATTCCGCCACCGAGGAATGCTGCACGGCTTGAGAAGTTTGCGATTGCGGTATGCTCTTTGTCCGTGGTGTTATTGTAGCAAGGCTGCAATCCTGCCAGAGACACCATCTTTGGTGTGGAGGTATCTGCTCCGAGGATTGAACCGTAAAACATCGGAATCCATACACCCTCCAGTACATTGTTGCTCGGATCTTTAAATCCTACAGGCTCGAATCCGTCTCTTTCCCTCATGGAGAATTTAACGACACGGTCATTGCCGAGCATATACTCCTGCTTGTAAATCTTGGCAAGCCATGAGAACGCTCCGCCGTTGTAGCTTGTATTGGAAACATCCGAAGCAGTACCGTCCTCTTTCTTGGTGTAGTCGTTCTCATCCAGTCTGTAGTCCGGTGTTCCGTCTGCCCTTACCATCCACGGCTTATTTGCCACGATGATCGGGAAGTCTGCCCAACTGTTGAGTGTCATTGTTCCGGTGTCCTTGTTGAGTGAAATCGGAGTGAAGTCTTTGTTCTGTCCGATGTATTCGATTCGTGCTGTCGGACTTAAAACATCCATGTGCTCAATAAAGCCATAGATTCCGTCTGCGGATAAAATCGCATAGCACTTGTCGAGGGTTTCCTTGTCTGCGATGTATGTCTTTCCCATTATTCCTCTACCTCCTCGTAGTATAAAAGTCCTTTATCCACACCAAGCACATACTTATCCCCAGTGGTCTGGTCGTAAAGGTACATACTGTTTGGTGTTACGATAGTTACATCTGTTGCGTTGGCGACCTCGGTTAAGAAGTCCATGGTAATCGTGGACGGGAGGAGGTCGTTGTAAGCGGGCATATAATCCCACTGGTTTGCGACTCCGACTGCCAGTGCGTAGAGGATTTCCCCCTCGTCCGGGTCCTGTGCATAAATGCCGACCTCTTTCACGTAGTAGCCATTCTTAAGGTTTCCGGTGTCCTGCTTATTTGTGATGATAAATTTCACATATACATTGGACTGGTTCTGGGTCGTCACTGTGATCAGTGCGAACTCCTGCTTCTTGGATTTGAGAGCAGTTCTGTTTGTGAGTGCTTCGCCATCTGAATATGATCCGTCTCCGGTTGCGGCCTTGGTCAGTTTGATTGTGCATCTTCCTGCCTGTGCCTTGGCGAGCAGGGCGATTCCTTTGGCTGTCAGCACTGCTTCTTTGAATACTCCTGCCATCGTTGTTCCTCCTTTATGTTGTTATTTTGGAATGTGATGCCATTCCCACTGCCACCCTCGGCACAGTGCCGTGTACGCTTGCCTGTGTTCGCTGTGCTCCGTTTAGAATTGTGGTCTTGGTGTTTCTTACCACTATCGCTGCAAAACCGCTCACACCGCCCAACAGCGTGCCTGTGCGTGGGTTGACATTATTCCCGATAGTCTCATGCGGGGAACTTACTGCACCTGCGGCAGCGTTCCCTTCCATGCCAATATCTCCAGTGCGTCCTTCCGGGTGGTTTGTTACCATTCTGGACGGTGCGGAGGTTACGGCTGATGCGGCCGTCTCCTGCATGGTGTAATCGTTTGTGGTCTGGTGGTGGTTCAGCACCTGTTCTTTCGGACTGCTGACCACCCCGGATGCCACTGTCTCATGCATCTCCATTTCTCGCTCCACCAGTATCCTGCGGATATGGGAGCGGGTGTTCTTTACTCTCTGAATGATGGAGAGGAAGTAATTTGCCATTTCCTCTGTCATTCTGGCATTGGTTATGATGTCGAATGTTCCGGGGGTGTATGGACCCTCGGTGTAATCGAACCATTCCTCTGTCCTGCCTTCCCCGAATACAATTTCTATCAGTTCTGATACCGCACTCGGAGTTCCTGCCTTGGTGTGCCACAGGAGCGTTCTCTTTATGATGTTGCGTTTGGTTTCCAGATTCATGCTCTCCTGGTAGTATGGTGTTCTTAATTCTACCGCCAGTACATCCAGTATCCGCTCCGGCAGTTCATCAATGACTGCCATAGTTCTGGTATGCGCCGCCAGTCGGAGCATCCTCTGGTGTTCCTGCTGCACTGCGTAGGATATGCAGCGCACCTCAGTGCTCTGTGCTATCTTCCATGGCAGGAGGTCTGTGATCTGTCCGTCATATAAACTAATCATTCTCAACACCTCCGTATGTCACGGTCTGCGTTCCTATCCTTGCGACACTGGTATCCGGCACGGTCGTAAATACCGGGGAGGTTATCTCCGCCCTCTTTGCTCCGGCTGCCACGATCCGTTTCATGAGTTCTGAAGGGTTGATATCTCTGCCGATGGTTCTGGTCTGCCATTCGATGTAGTCAGCCACCGCCTGTGCCACCTCCGCCTGTATAGTTCCTGCCTTGGACTGGTCACTCAAATTTACATAGTATGTGAATGCAATGTTGAATTTGACCGTCTCCGGTGCGAGCACGGTTACCTTGTCGGTAAGTGGGCGGATGTTTTCATCCTGCAGGTATGCTGCCACTCCGTCTATGACAGTCTTGGTCGGGAGTTCTCCGTCCGTCATAATGAAACGGATTTCTACCTCTACCGGGTTCGGACTGGTTACCTTTACATCTCCGATGGTCTGGCTGTAGGTCTTTGTCCAGTATTTGTATGCATCGTCCGGTCCTGCGACACTGTATCCGCTTGGTGCGAGGAATATCCTCTCTGCAAGGCTCTCGTCTGATTCGAGGTCTGCTCCACCGCTTGTCTTGGTCGTGTTGCTTACGCTCTCCACATACGGTATCAGATCAACCAGTACATTGACCTGCCCCGGCAGCAGTTCGTTTCCGTCCACTCCGTTCTCGGTGCAGAGTGCCCTCACATCTACATAGGTTTCCCCTGCGGGGATTTCCTCGTATCCTACCGTGGCGAAGTAGTTGAGGTTGCCGTCCGTGACCTTTGTTCCTTCCGGTATGCCTACGGCTGCAGGTCGCTTCTCTGAAAGAGTGAACCTCAGTGTTGTTTCCGCAGGGGCCGGCTGCTTTCTGGTTACTCCCCTGCCTGCTCCGAGGTTGTCGAGGAATTCGCCGTAGGAGTATTTGATTAAATCCTGCTTTCCGGCTCTGTCTATGTACTGTTCGTCCTGGTATAATTCCAGTGCGATGGCATATAGCATGATGCGGTTCGGATCTGAAGGAGAGAGCGTTATCTCCTGTCCTGTGATGCGCTTCCATTCGCTCTCAAAGTTTGCCACCATTCTTGTTTTCATTGCTTCCAGTGTGTCATTGTCAATGAACGACACCTCCGGGAGGTCTTTTACGCTTTGGATTGTATCAGACATTTGTTATTACCACCTCCGCCTGCAACTGCCCATCCTCATTGAATGAGAAGTTGATATCTTTTACTGTTGCCCTTGGCTCGTACCGGTCCGTCTTGTCGATGATCTCCACTGCGAACTGGCTCTTTGCCACATCCATCGGCATTCCTACAAAGTCCGTATTCAGACCGAATTCCCGGTCAAGCGGACACGTTCCCTCTGCCGTCTGGTATAAGCATTCCAGACACCTTTTAATATCTGCGATGTCTCCGTTTGTGTAGTCAAAGGCTACAGTTATGTTTTTTAGGTCTATTGTCATTCCGCTGCCCTCCCTACAGATATTCTTCCAATGAAAGATTGACATCCATCTTCTGGATTTCCCCTGTTCCCATGACAACAAGGTTTGACTGGGTTGCCTGCGTGATCTTCCACTTATGCGAGCCTACGGCATGGTTTCCGATGACCAGTGGTTCTACTCTTCCCTGTTGCACCGCCTTTGTAATTTCATGGAATGTTTTCCACGGCTTCACTCCGTGCTGTGCGTTCAGCACGACCTTGAACTGTACTGTCATTAGTTCTGGGTTGAGGAATTCTGACTGCGGCTTTTTCCCGATGCGCTCATGTTTCGCCCAGTTTGCCGATATGGTTCTCTGGTAGTCCGTGAAGTTGAGGATTCTGCTGTCGCTCGTTTCAAAGACGATCAGTTTTCCGAAGTTTCCTATTCTTCCCATCTCATCAACCTCCCAGTGCCTTCACTCTTTTTTCCAGTGCGTCCAACTGCGACTGCAGGGACGGCTTTCCCTTTGTCTTGGCTGTGTCATCCTGCAGGTTGGATATCCCGGTCTTGTTATCATCAATATCCGAGAACGCATCGTTTATCTGTTCCAGTGTCACATACGGCTTGTCCTCGTATCCATACCCTTCGAGTTCTATCTTCGGGGCACGCAGGATCATTGTCTGCTTCTTTTCTGAATAGGACATGACTGCTTCATTCACATTGTTGCTCATCTCCTGTCGGAAGATGCCTGCGCCACCCTCATGTGGTGTGTTCGCTGAATTATACACCGGTCCGAGTATGACCCCGGACACCGTGCCGTT